ATGAATGGAAATGAAGTGATAAGTCATGACTGGCATCGCATTGATATTGTGGCGGCTATACACAAAGCAGGTTTCACCATGAGAGAGCTTTCAACGGCGGCAGGGTTGGCCCCTGACACATTAAAAAATGCGTTGGCTCGCTCTTATCCCAAAGGAGAGCAAATTATTGCCGGGGTTCTGGGTACAACACCCGAACATATTTGGCCCAGCCGTTATTCATATAAACGTAGGATGTGATTATGTTTCTGACAGCGAATGAGTTAGTAGGATTACCTGATTTGCCGGGTTCAGTTCAGGGAATGCGCCTGGCACTGAATCGGTTGACCGGGGATCACCCTGAGTTTGTTCGTCGGCGTCAGGGAAGTAAAGCGTTTGAATATCATATTGATTGTTTGCCTGATAACGCCCGGGCAGCGGTACGCCGCCAGTATTTCGCCGCTGTGCTGGCGCAACCCGTCAATCAGGATGCCATCAATACCCCCGTGGCTCAGACCGTGCGTCCATTGGATGGGTTGGAACTGATGCGCCAATGCCCAGCGTTGCTGTCCCGTGAACTGGCCACACTGACAGGGCAACAGCGTCAGGTTGCTGATGCCCGTGCCCTGCTGGCGCTGGAGGTCCTGAACTTACGTGAGGCGGGCATGTCCCGTTCGGCAGCAGTACAGTACCTTTCTGAAGGGTCACGTCAGGGTACCTTGCCCGCCGCTCTTCAGACTGCCGCCGAAAATGCCAATGCCCGCAAGGGGCGCCGCAATGGTGTCGGCACCCGTGCCCTTCAGGAGTGGGTGACGATATACCAGAGCACTAATAATGGCGATGAACGGCTGGCGTTACTGGCGCCCGGTCATAATAAAGAAGTCCGCCCGGAGCAGGTACAATGGTTTCCTCGGTTCCTGTCGCATTATCGTAATGTCAATGGCCCATCATTACAGGCTGCCTACCGCAGCTTCTGCGAGGAATGGCAACAGGCGTATGCCGATCAGCCTGCCATGCTGGAAACCCTGCCCTCTTATGATGCCGCCCGTCGGGTGATGGCGAAGTTGCCGAAGCGAGAGAAGGCTCGCGGGCGGGTCACCGGGTCGGCAGCCCGGGCGCTGGAAACCTACCAGAAACGGGACTGGTCACAAATGCCCGTCAATGGTTGCTGGATCAGTGACGGTAAATCCTTAAACCTGAAGGTCGCGCACCCTATCCACGGGCGCCCGTTCACGCCTGAATTGACGTTAGTGATTGATGGCCGTACCCGTTATGTGGTCGGCTGGAGCCTTGACCTGTCAGAGAACACCATTGCCGTGGCCTCAGCCTACCGCCATGCCATGAAGCACCACGGTAAGCCCCTGTTTGTCTACTCCGATAACGGGGGCGGTGAAACTAACAAAACATTGGATGCGGATATCACGGGGATTTTCCCCCGGCTGGGTATCCGTCATATGACGGGTATCCCCGGTAACCCACAGGCTCGCGGGATTATCGAACGCCTGAACGCCGTGATCCCCAGACGCATCGCCCAGAAATTCCAGACTTATAACGGATTAGGGGCTGACCGCGAACATGTGCGCATCACTGACCGCCGGATTAACTCCGCCGTGCGGGCACTGGAAAATCAGCGGGAACTGAATGCTGTTCAAAAGACCGCACTGGCAAAATTGCCTTCATGGCCGCAGTTGCTGGATGCGATTGAGGAGGAAATCGAACGCTACAACACCCAGCACGAGCACAGCGAATTGCCGAAACACAACGGCCGCCACCTGACTGCGGCAGTCTACCGCCGGGCAGCGCTGGAAACCGAAGGTGACGAAATTGAATACCTGACGGAAATCGAGCTGCGGGAAATGTTTATGCCGGAGGTGATGCGTGTCGCCCAGCGTGGCTGGATCGAGTTCAACAACAACCAGTATTTTGCAGAGGATTTGATTCGGGTGGATGGTGAGAACGTGCGCATTGCCTATGACATTCACGATGCTAACGAAGTCATCATCCGCAAACCCGACGGTTCGTATGTTTGTACGGCCATCTGGAACGGCAACCGTGTCGCCGCCGTGCCCACCACCGAAATGGCACGATCTGTTGAGGCTCGCCGCAATCGTCGCCTGGCACGAGTTGAAGATAAACGTAAAGAAATTGAGGCTGAGGCGCGGCCTGTGCTGGAATCCAGGTCATTGCCAGACTTTGGTGGCTTTATTCCGGCCGCCGAAAAAGCACCCGCCAGCCAAGGCTATTCATTCCTGCAAACGGAATTTGAACAACTGATGAAAGATGCCGGAAATTATTAGGGGAAATTATGTCAACGATTACTGAACTGAACGAGTTAATGGAAGAAAAAGGGTTTTCGCAGGCCCAGGTAGCGCGGGGTATTGGCCGCAGCACCGCCATGATTAACCAGTATCTACAGGGGAAATACAATGGCGATACCGTGACGCTGGAAACCCAGCTGCAACAGTTTATCCGGCGTGAGCGTGAGCGGGCAAAACTCCGTCAGATTATCCCTGAATTTATTCCCACCTATACCGCCCGTAAAGGGTTGGAGGTTATCAGGCTGGCCCATATGGACGGTGAAATTAACGTTATCTATGGCGATGCGGGCATGGGAAAAACCATGGTGATGCGCGAGTATGCCAAACAGCAAAGTGACGCCATTTTGATTGAGGCTGACCCCGGCTACACCGCCCGCGTCATATTAGAAGAACTCTGTAACCGTTTGGGTGTCAATCGCCGGGGCAACCTGCACGACATGAGTGAGGCGTGCATCACTGCCCTGCGTGGGTCTGGGCGGATCATTCTGGTGGATGAGGCGGAAAACCTGCCCTACCGCGCACTGGAGACCCTGCGCCGTATCCATGATAAGTGTGGCGTCGGTGTCGTTCTGGCGGGAATGCCGCGCCTGATCCTGAACCTGAAAGGGAAACGGGGCGAATACAAACAGTTATATAGCCGTGTCGGCTTTGCCCTGCCAATGGGGGACAGCCTGCCTGAAGCCGATATTCAACAAATTGCCCGCAGCTTGTTACCGGAGGTTGACGGGGATGATATCCGTCAGGCGTTGTTTAAGGCGTGCAAAGGGAACGCACGCAGGCTGTTCAAATACCTGCGGGGGGTGTCCCGTGCCAGCCAGTTGAGCGGCCAGCCGGTTGACGTCGGCATGATTAATGAATTTTCAAAAATGCTGATTAATTAATGAGGAGCATCATGTTAATTGATTTAAATACTCAAAATAACAAACTGCTGTCCGCACTGATTCAGGCGGAATCTGTGGTGACGGCGTTATCAGAACGCGGTATCACCGTCCTCAGTGTGATGATGCGGGATAACCGGCCACGCATCCACATTGCCCGTCATGCCTATTGTGAGCAGTTGATCCAGGATGGCAGAGCATCATACCTCTATTTTGGTCAGGGACGGCAAGAGCAGTTTAAGCAAGGTGTTTTTAATCACGCGGGTTGTCAGGTTTATTGGTCTGAGTCTTTACATTAAGAGGGGTCATATCATGGCGGTAAAAATTGAAATCTTAATCACCAGTGAGTCAGGGGAGCTGCATCACGAGTTGCAAGCCGGGGCGGCCGTTGTGGGTGAATTTACCCATCAGGAATACCGGGAAGCCGAGCGTTTGTGCCGTGTTATTGGCGAGCTTTTTAAGCAGGGTAGCGAATGCGGTCTGGTTATGCACCAGACGACCGTACAGCACAACGTCCATTAAACATTCATTCAGTCAAAGGTAGAAATAATGTCAATTAAAACAAAACAATTCACCACAACATCCGCACCAGACAGCTATTGGGTAGATGCCAAAGGCGTGTTAACCCCGGTCGATATCATCAAAGAGATTGATCTGGAACGTGACAATCTGGTGGGGGAAATCGTGAAACTATCTGTCACTGTAAACGAGGCACTGGATGCACTGAAAACCCGTGCATTCGCGGATATTCAGGCCTTCGTTGATCTGTCTGCTGAGAAGTATGGCGCGGTCAAAGGCGGACGCAAAGGTAATGTCACCCTGTATTCTTATGATGGCCGTTACAAAATCCAACGCGCTATGCAAGACCGGATCGCCTTTGATGAACGTTTACAGGCGGCCAAGGTGCTGATTGATGAATGTCTGTCAGACTGGACGGAAGGGGCAAGACCAGAAATTCAAACGCTGATTAATCAGGCTTTTATTACCGACAAAGAAGGTGAAATCAATGCAGGTCGGGTGCTGGCACTGCGTCGCCTCAACATTGAGGACGAGCGCTGGAATCAGGCGATGCGAGCCATAGGGGAAGCCTTACAGGTTGTCGGCAGTAAATCTTATCTGCGTGTCTATGAACGCATCGGTGACAGCGACCAATACCAACCCATTGCCTTAGATATCGCGGGGGTGTGAGATGGCCGGGCGTATTCACGAAAACAGTGCGCGCAATCACTATGCCGCCTACTCATTAGGTGCCGCCCGGGCAGAGCGTAATGCAGACTATCAGCATGCCGCTTCTTTATGGGATAAAGCCGCCAATGCCGCCCGCAGTATACTCGCCCGCTTTTGGGCAGAGCGGCGCAGCGAGTTCTGTCAAAGTGCAGCGGATAAAGATTGGGGACTGAAGGCACAGCAGTTTAATCAACGTTATTCCATAGGAACCCAGTTTGTCTATATCTCAATATATCAGGGAGACAGGCAGGAGAAAAAATCAGTAAAAACAATTGACTATGCCAGTGATGTGAAAAATGAAACGAGGGTTAAAATTAATAAACAGCCCTATTTTGTCAATATTAATGATTTAGTACTACCAAACTAATTTAATTCAGCACCCTTTAGTTAATTGGCGTAAACCCGCCAGGGCAGGCTTACGCCAAAATTCAGGCTAATTGCTATTAATGAGGAAATGATGAATAAGTCTTCACGTTGTGAAACCTGCAATAAATTAAAACCGATAGATCGTTCAACGCTGGCTGCCGGTGACCGGGTGACATTCACTTTCTCCACTCAACGGGTATATCGCACTCATATCAAATGTGACATGAGAACCGTAAAGGGCAGAGTTCAACAAATACAGGGTGAACAAGTCACCGTCATTTACCGAAAGAAACCATATCAATTGAACGTAGGGGCGGTCAATCCTGCGGGAGCCCCGTCAGAACTGGCCTATGCCATGATTGGAACCTGTACTTGTGGAGTCTGCCATGAGCATTGATAACATTGACTTAGCGTTATTAAAACAAGAAATCGTTGATTGGCATGAAACGGCAAACGAGGGCTGTGATTTAATCATAGAGCATGCGGATAAGAAAATGGACTTTCAAATGGGCAAAACTTTTCAATGTAAAACTGCCGAAGAACACCTTGCATTCAGGGTCGGCGTGCTTCTTGCCAAGGCTCAGTTTAGTCGTCTGCCTTTCGATACAGCAGAGGAAAGTCATGATTAAAAAACTTTCACTTGTGGCCGCTATTGCGACAGAAATCGGTCACCAGCAGCCTGGCAGCACCATCAGTCAGGATCAGTTAAACATTATCATTACCGCGGCCAATAGTATCTGCGCCGCATTTGCACAACCCGAAACACCGGAGCGCAATCTCTGTGATAGCGGCAAGGACGGCGTGGGGGCGGTCAGCCCAGCAGTACGACGGGTAAGTGAGGTAACAAAATGACCCGTCAACAACTGATCCGCCTAATTCATATCGCAAAAAACAACCTGCAACTGGATGACGCAACCTACCGTTCGGCCTTGTTGGCTGCCACGGGCAAATCCTCCTGCCGCGAAATGTCACATACGGAACTCAAAGTAGCCTATTCTGCTTTCGTTGCCCGAGGCTTTAAACGGCGTTTAAATCGCGATAAACAGCGGGTTAAACCTAATTTAAACGGCCAGCCGCGTGTACCGGAAATCAGCAAAATCCGCGCTATCTGGATCACCATGCACCAGCAGAAATTCGTGGCTGATGGCTCTGAGACCGCATTGAACAAATTTGTCCAACGCCAGACCGCCAAAATCAATGGGGGTACGGGTGTCGCCGAAGTCGGTTGGCTCTCTGAGTCTGTCGCATGGCGGGTACTGGAATCTCTGAAACAGTGGCATCTGCGTTTAATGCTGGAGGGCATGACCCGGCGGCGGCAACCCCTGCCAGAACAGCGCGGCTATGATGCGGTTTGTGCGGCATACGGTACGGAGAAATTGTTATGAAAGTTGGCCGCTGTCCTATCTGCCATTCAGATTTTCATCTGGATGCGGTATTTGAGGATGATGCCAGCCGTCAGTTACTGGCAAAACTGGTTGATCTGCCTGCGGGTTGCGCCCGTCATCTGGTCGCTTATATCGGGCTATTTCGCCGGGAGAAGAATAACCTGTCCAATAGCCGCGCGTTGAAACTGGCGGAAGAAGTGCTGGCGCTTTACTCGGCTAACCGGGTACTGGGTCATGCACTCAGCGAAACCGTGGAGCGCATCCGGGAAAAACGGGCGCAGGGAGACAGCAAACCGCTTTCTAATCACAACTATCTGAAAACGGTTTACCAGTCATCAGAGCAGCTATTTGCCCAGGGCAGCAATATCAGTGCCAGGGAAAAACAGCCGGTATCGGGTTCAGACAGCCGTGAAGCCTATTTCCAGCAAATGCAACGCATGGGCGTGGATGTCACAACACTCAAAGGCGGTGCAGAATGGTTAAAGAGCCAATAGCACTGGAACATGTCCAACAATTATTGCCGGAGTCGCTCCGGCATATTGCCACGTTGATCGGTTATCCGAAGACATTGAAACTGATCGAGACGTTCGGTGGAACCACCTTTCCATTCAGTCAGGGAAAACATCCCCGCGGGCATCATCGCCAGGCGATGCTGGTGAACGCCATTGGTGAAGAGGCTGCCGCCTGTCTGTCGCAGCATTTTGCAGGAACGGAGGTGTATATCCCCAATGCCGCCGCCGCCATGCGGGAATGGCGCAATCAGCGATTTTTATCGGAGTTCAATCAGTTGCTGAATGAGGGCAATTCGGCATTGATGGCAATTTCTAAACTGTGCCCTATATTTGGTTTTAGTGATAGACATGCGTGGAGTTTGTTATCCAAATATCAACAATCTGATATGCTGGATAAAAAACAACACGATCTATTTTAAGGGTACTCAGATGAAAGAAATATTATTAATTGGGGTGTTAGCATTTTCTTCATTTTCTGTTTTTGCCAATCAGGTGCCTGATTATCAGGAAAAAATAAAAGAATACGAAACTCTAAAACCATTAGCGCAAGAAGTCTTAGAGCAATCTGTAAAATTAGCTGAAGGTATTTATCAAGGTTATCAAAGTCATCGTTATGGCGATGGTAAGATATGGCGAGAGCAGCGAGCAGAATTAAATGCCCTCAAGAAGAAGAGGAATCAATTAGGTGTCATTGTATTTAAACATCACTTTGGCCAATGCTCAAAATTAATCAACGCAGTTGATGGCCTGTGGAGGAGTGCGATGGGAAGTGATAACACTATAAGTTTATCTTTCTTTGACACGTATGTTGAGGCTGAAAAAAGCTGCCAATATGTGATTGATAATCCACCTGAAGACAATTCAAATTTACGTGCAGTTGACTTGTCAGTAGACTAACCACTGAACCCCTTCAACCTGTCTTATGCCGCAAAACCTGAAATACTGAACACCTTCCATTTTGGCGGGTGTTTTGTTTTTTGGGGGAAACATGCAGATCATTATCGAACACACCGAATTAGCGCGACTGGAATCACTGCTGCCTGATTCCGCCCTGCAATTGACCGACGTGATGGGTTATCCGGCCACTGCCCGCCTGATTAGCCGTTTTGGGGGCGTGACGCTCTCGGCCAAGACAGGCAAGGCCGCCGAACGCAGCGGCGGGGTTTACCGTCTGTTACGTGAGGTGTTAACTGACGAAGAGTGTAAAGCATTGATGGGTTATCTGGGGGATGCCCCGTTTTATATTCCCCGCTGTGAAAAGGCGTTTCGTTTCCTGCGTAATGGCCGATTTCTGGCGGAACTGGCGGCACGGTGTCAGGAAGGATTATCCCGCCGTCAGGCCATGGCGTTACTGTGCCCGAAATATGGTTTCAGTGATCGCATTGGCTGGAAGCTGGTCGGTGAGCAGTCGGCAAAAGACGTTCCCCAGCCCCGTTTATTTGATTGAAATTTCCCTGATACCTGTGACACACTCTGCTCTGTTCAGCGGCCCGGCAGGGTCTGCTGAACCCCCTCAAACGCTCCCCCGTTTTTCCCTGCCCTACACTGCGGTCATTGATTAAACAATGACATGAGGCACCACAGGGATGACCACCGATGATAAATACTCCCATGCCACTTACGGTATTTCCGGCCTGATTGCGTTCTTTACCGGGCTGTCCCTGTACGAGTGGGGTTTCCTGATTGGCGTGTTTGCCAGCATCCTGCTGGGTACGCTGACGTATCTGCTGAACCGCCGGGAGCAGAAGACGCGCACGCACATCTTGCAGCAAATTCTGGAACGCAGCGCGTCACCGGAAACGCTGTCGGAAATCGTTTCCCGCTCCCCGAAGGACGTTTAGGCATGGACATGAAAAGCCGTCTCAGTGCGGCCGTTATCGCCGCCATTCTGGCAGGGGTGGGCTCTGAGGTGATTCTGGGGCAGTTTCTGGATGAGAAAGAAGGCAACCGCCTGTCTGCCTATCAGGATGCGGGCGGCGTCTGGACTGTCTGTCGCGGTATCACACGGGTGAAGGGTGCGCCCGTTCGTCGGGGGATGACGCTGACGGCGCAGCAATGCAACGCCCTGAACCGGATGGAAGCCCAGCGAGCGATTGACTGGGTCAAGCGTCATGTCCGTATTCCCCTGACCGAACCCCAGATAGCCGGTATTGCCAGTTTCTGCCCGTACAACATCGGCCCCGGTAAATGCTTCTCTTCCACGTTCTACCGTAAGCTGAATGCCGGGGACAAGAAAGGGGCCTGTGCTGAAATCCAGCGCTGGATATTTGACGGGGGCCGAGATTGCCGACAGACCCAAGGTCAGGCCAATGGCTGTTACGGTCAGGTTGAGCGCCGTGCCCAGGAATCAGCTTTGACGTGCTGGGGGCTGGATGAATGAAACTCAACGCAACCCACTATACCGTCATCGCCCTGATGGTTGTCTCATGGGTGTCTTATCACTATTACGCGAAGTATGAAAAGCAACTCGACGCTAATGGCAAACAGTTAACCCAAATCCAGCAACTGACCGACACCGTTAATTATCAGCAATCTCACATTGAAATGCTGAGGGAACTGGATACCAAACACACGCAGGTACTCGCCAATGCAAACGCTGAAATTGACAGGTTGCACACTGCTTCTCTTGCTCATCCTGAGCGGGTGTACATCAAAGCCACCTGTCCCGTGCCTAAAACCCTTGCCACCGCCGAGCAAATGATCCGGGGATTACAGGACTATATCCAAACAGAATGCAGGAGAGAAAACCCATGAAGAAGAAACCCCGTAACGGGCAGGACAATGACGTTTTAATCGCACTTAACGATTTGAATCACCGCCTGGATCATATCGATAACCAGATGGAGGCCATTCACGAAGATGCCACCCAGGGCGCCATGCGGCGGGGTGCCATCGCCGGGGCGGTTTCCGGCACCGTGGCAGGCTGTCTGGTCTCAACCGTCGTGCTGTTGTTACGCACCCAAATGGGGGGCTGATATGGCCTATCCGCAGGAGACGCGTGACAAACTCCGCCGCATGTACATCTTCAACCAGTTATCACTGGAGATCACGGCGGCGCAGTGCGGCGTGGCGTTTGTCACCGCCCGGCGCTGGAAGAAAGACGCACAGGAGAACGGCGATGACTGGGACAAGATGCGCGCCGCACAGACGATGGCCAGGGGCGGCATTGAAGAAGCCGGCCGGGCGGTGCTGATGAGTCTGGTTGTGCAATGCCAGACCACGATGGAATTGCTCAACACCACCCCCGATATGTTGCCACAGCAGCGGGTGGAATTATTGGCCAGCCTGGCGGATGCCTTCAATAAGGCGACCAGCGCCAGCAAGAAAATCCTGCCGGAAACCAACGAGCTGGCGACTGCCCTGGAGATTGTCCAGAAACTGGGGGCGTTTATTAACGAGCGGTATTCACAACATAACGCGGCTTTTCTGGAAATACTGGAAGCGTTTGCGATTGAACTGGAGCGAGATTATGGCTGAAAACAAAACAAAAAGCGCCCTTGAAACGGCACTGCGACAAGGGCATGAAAATGCGATCAATGTGATATCAGCGGTAAATCAGGCAGCGTTGATTCAATATCAAAAGCGGCTTTATCAACTAATGGAAACGGGAGCTTCATTCCGTGCAGCCAAAAAAGAGCTATGAACTTTGTTTTCGCTTCATGAGTTAAACCGGTGGGCATAGATAAGACCGAGGTTTCGGTGCATTCGCTGGTCGTAAATAACATTAATGCCTGTGTTTGGCGTTCTAATAAAACTCGCCACACATGCAGGGGTAATTTATCCCAGTTATCGTCATTAAAAACGTAGCGTTCAATCGCTTTATCAGCTTGTTTTTCGTATTTAGCAAGGTAATTGGCGGTATTAATCTGGTTAATTTTACTTTTGAATCTATCGTTTAGCGGCCATAAAAACCGAAGCGCCTGAAAACCAGTAACTGGTAATGGTGGGAGATTATCCAATGATGTATTTAGTTCTTTTTCAATTAGTTTGTACATCAAATCAACTTGTTTTTTACCCATAACGAAGCCTTGAGTCAAATTGGTTAAAAATTCATTCTACTTATAAGGTTGATAGATGGCTAAAAAATTCTCAATCAAAGACTTTCGCGCCTCGCTTCAGGACTACATTGTCAGCCTGCGCCAGACCATTGAGGCGGAATGTCTGGGGTTTGATGCTGACCCCGATGCCGCTGAGGCACGCCGCCAGCGCGTGGATAACGCCGTGGACGGCTACAGTGCCTTTGTCGAAACCTATTTCCCGCACTATGTGCGCCATCCGTCGCGCAGCCAGTTGCACCATTATCTGTTTACCCGTCTGCCGCAAATTGTCGCCAGTCCGGCGGCAGAAAGCGATGCCATTGCCGCCCCACGCGGCGAAGCCAAATCGACACTGGTCAGCCAGTTGTTTGTACTCTGGTGCATCATCCGGGGCATCAAACGCTACCCGGTCATCATTATGGACAGCATTGATCAGGCCTATCCGATGCTGGAGGCCATCAAAGCCGAACTGGAATACAACCCCAGACTGCGCAATGACTACCCCGATATCTGCGGTCAGGGACGCACCTGGCAAATGGGCACCATTGTCACCCGCAACAATATCAAAGTCACGGTAGCAGGCAGTGGCAAGAAGTTACGCGGCCTGCGTCATGGTCCTTACCGTCCTGATTTGGTGGTGCTGGACGATATTGAGAATGACGAAATGGTGCGCAACCCGGAGCAACGCGACAAGCTCCATGCGTGGCTGACCAAAACCGTGATGCCATTGGGGGAGGCCGGGGGCAAAACTGATATTGTCTATATCGGCACGATACTGCATTACGACTCGGTGCTGTCCCGTACCCTGAATAACCCCATGTGGCGCACCGTCCGCTTTAAGGCCATTATCCAGTGGCCTGCCAATATGGCACTGTGGGATCAATGGGAAGCGCGGCTCAGTAATAAGTTGCTGAATGAGGCCGACCGCTTCTACCAGGAAAATGAGCCCGCCATGCTGGAAGGCGCGGTGGTTTCGTGGGCGGCACGGCCGTTGCTGGCGCTGATGCGTATCCGGGTGCGTGACGGACACGGCACCTTTGACTCGGAATACCAGAATGATCCGGTCAGTGGCGAGGACGCCATTTTTGCTAACGCCATTACTTTCTGGTCTAACCATCTGCCTGACTGGCTGTTTTACGGGGTGTGTGACCCCAGCCTGGGCAAGATGAGCAAGAACCGTGATCCGTCCGCCATTCTGGTGGGCGGGTTTAACCGCATGACGGGCATTCTGGATGTGGTGGAGGCGGACATCCGCCGTCGCCTGCCGGATAAAATTATTGAAGATATTATCCACTATCATCGCCAGTACGGCTGTCTGACCTGGGCGATAGAGTCTGTCCAGTTTCAGGAATTTTTGCGCACTGAGCTGGTTAAACGGTCGGCACAACAGGGGATACCAGTTCCCGCCGTTCCCGTCATACCGTCCAGTGACAAGGTGCTGCGCATTGAGTCACTGCAACCGCATATGGCAAACGGCCTGATCCGTGTACATCCGTCCCAGCACACCCTGATTGACCAGTTACGGCATTTTCCTAAAGCTGATCATGATGATGGGCCTGACGCCTTGCATATGTTGTGGTCATTGGCGGTGTCCCGTGCGGGCAGTACCGAAATTCATACCCGCGCCCGCCGTGATGGCGGACACCGTTTCGGGTCGGGTGCGTGGTAATCAAGGAAAAAATAACATGAATCGAAATAAAATCAGGGTCTATCTGGGGTTTGCTGGGTTTTGGGTGGCCGTCACGTTGGTGATAGGCATTGCACTCTCTCACTGACGGAGGAAACCGGAATGACCATTGTTGATAGACACGGTAACCCTCTCCAGCGTGAGGTACTGAAAACCCCCCAGACCGTGAAAACGGCACAGTTG